ACATAGCTAACGGCATAGGGGTAGAGGACTTAGCGTATATGTGTTACGAAGCCAGCCGCCTAAACGGAATAACTGTCCCTAGTTCGCTAGACACGTTTATTAACAGCCTTGTAAATATTGAAGTAGTAGACCAGGCCGCCGATTTAAAAGCAGACCAGGCACAGTAAGTTATCTTATGGCTGAAGTGTTAGTAACTTGCCATTACTGGCCTAGCCATATCGAGTTTGGTATAAACGATTTGTATACCGTCGTAGAAATTTTGAACAAACAGAATAAAACTTATGTCTAGTCCGTTTACTTTAGAAATCGCCAACGTAAAAGAAACATTGGCCGAATTAAACAAATTTGACAAAGTTTATAGACGGGAAGTAACTAAACGTATTAAAGGCGCTGGCGCTGAAATTATTGTTACAGCCCGCCAACTAATAGGCGACGCGCCGCCTTTATCGGGTATGGTTCGCGGCAAACTTATTAAAGGCCGCGAGGTTTATTGGGATAACAGAACTGCTAAAGCTGGCCTAAAAATTAAAGTAGGTAGACGGGCCAGCAAAGGCGGCACGGTTCAATTTAAAGACCAGTTTGACGCCGAAAATAACCCGCGTGAAAGCCATAGCGTAACTTTTAAGGCTAGGCCATATCAACTTATGGTCGCCCAACAATTAGACGCGGCAGGCGCAATCTATGACCACGCAGGCGCTAAAACCAAAAACACTAATTTTGTTAATAACTTAAATGTTGAAGTTGGAACACAACCACGCGCAATAGACCCAGCCGTAGAAAAAAATCGTAAAACCGTAGAATTTGCGGTAGTGCAAATAGTCGACGAAGTAGCAAAAGTTTTAAACAAAAATTTGAAGGCACGCTATGGCAATTAACATACCGATAGTCAGTACGTTCGACCCTAAAGGCCTTAATGCAGCAGAAAAAGCTTTGGGCGGTTTAAGCGGTTCAGCTGGCAAAGTTGGCAGTATTCTTAAAGCTTCTGTAGTGCCAGGCCTTATAGCGGCTGCTGGTTCGGTTTTAGCTTTTACTAAAGGTTTAAACCCAGCTATTCAAGCTGCTAGCGATTTAGGCGAAAACACAAGCAAAATAGGCGTAATTTTTGGCGACGCTGGTAAAGCTGTAACCAATTTTGCTAAAACTGCTGCGCGTGAAATTGGGCAAAGTCAAAACCAGGTTTTAGCGGCTGCTGGCACGTTTGGCACGTTTGGTAAAGCTGCAGGTTTAGCGGGCGACCAGTTAGCGACGTTTACAACTGATTTTATTACGTTGTCTGCCGACCTAGCCAGTTTTAATAACACTACGCCAGACGAAGCCATTAACGCTATCGGTTCGGCGTTACGCGGTGAAGCTGAACCGTTAAGGCGTTTTGGGGTTTTGTTAAACGACGCAACGTTAAAAGCTGCTGCTATGGAATTGGGCATATATAGCGGTAGCGGTGCATTGACAGCGCAACAAAAGATTTTAGCTGCACAAAAAGTAATCTATGAACAAACAGGCGACGCGCAAGGCGACTTTGCGCGAACTTCAGACGGTTTAGCAAACCAGCAACGTATTTTAAGCGCACAATTAGAAAACATAAAAATAAAAATAGGTGAAGCACTTTTACCAGCGTTTACAAAATTAGTTAAATATGTTAACGATTTTGTAGTACCAGCTTTAGACAAATTTATAACTTCGCTTACAGGCGGTAAAGGCGTTAGTGAAAGTATCGCGCAAGCTATTTCGGCTTTTGGCCCGTTTGGGCCTTCGATAGTTGCAGGTATGCGTCAAGCGGTAGGCGCTATGTTGCAGTTTGTACGGACGGCAGCAATTACTTATGAAAGTATTAAAGCGGTTACAACTGCTGCCAAGTTTTTTAAAGGTAATGTTGTCGGCGCATTAAAAGATTTTGCGTTAGTTGTAGGTGCAGCAGGCGTAGCGCAAGCTACACGCAAATTAGAACAAGACAGTAACGAATTTTTTGACGGTTTATTAAATCGCGTCGAAGGCATTACAAGCGCTGTAGCCAGCCAAAACAAAGCAATTACGGACGCTGAAAGCCGTTACGAAGGTTGGGGTAAAAAAATTGCTGGCGTTACAACTGGTTTAGAAGGTTTAGGCGACGGCGACGATAGTAAAGGCGGCGGTAGTAAAGGCGCAGTAAATAAAGTAACTGAAGCTGTTAAAAATGCTTCTGCTGCATTAAATAAAGAAATGGGCGACGCGTTAGACGCCGCTAAAGACCGACTTAAAAAAGCCCAAGACGCGTTTAATGATTTTTACAAGTCAGTTAGCGACGTCGTTAAAGGTGCTTTAGATTTTGGTGCAGCGTTTGAGGAAGGCGGCGAGGACGCAGGTTTAACGTTTTTTAGTGCGTTACAAAAACAGGCCGATAAAGCTAAAGAGTTTGCAAACCTTGTAGAACAGCTATTAGCTACGGGCCTATCGCAAGAAGCGCTACAACAAGTTATTGACGCGGGCATAGATAGCGGCGCAGCTATCGCCAAAGAACTTTTAAAATCTGGTGAAAACGTTTTACGCGCTAACAAACTTGTAGAAGAAACAAACGCAATAGCCGAAGCTATTGGCAATTTGTCAGCAAGTAAATTTTATGGTGCTGGCGTATCTAACGCCCAACAATACTTAGCGGGCGTCGAAGCGGCTATGGCTGTAGCGCAAGCCCGATTAGGTAAAAAAGGTATAAACCTTGCTGACGTTAAAGGCATTAGCAGCGGCTTTAATAACGCGATTAGCACGACGCCGACAATGACAGCGCCGACTATGCCTAGCGTTATACCCGTAGGCGCACCAACAGACAAAGGCCAGCCGTCAGGCAACGTAACCATAAACGTAAATAGCCAGCTGGCTACTAAAGGCGAAGTAGGCGAAGCAATTAACGACGCTTTGCGCGCCTATAACCGTCTTAGCGGCCCGTTGCAGTTGCAAATAGCGTAATGGCTGGCGTAGCGGTAGTCGGTTCGGGTAATTATGAACTGTTTATAGACACTGGTTTTATTCAAGACGGTTTTACGTTAGACGCAGACCCCGAAGGCAAACTTGATAATACGCAATACGTTTTAGACGGTACTACTAACTTTGCAGCAGTTTTAGACGGGTGCGTAAACGTGCGGGTTAAACGTGGCCGCGAGGACATAGGCGACCAGTTCGGCGCTGGCACTATGTCATTTACCCTTAGCGATACCAGCGGCATATTCAACCCGTTTGATGAAAACAGCCCATATTTTGACCCGTCCGAAGCGCAACCAGGTTTAGCGCCTATGCGTGAAGTTGAATTGGTGCGCTACGACAGCACCAACATAGCCGAATATCTTTTTAAAGGCTACATAGTTAACTACGAATACAATTTTGCATTAGGCGGTATAGATACGGTTACGGTTTTTTGCGCTGACGATTTTTATTTGTTAAGCCAAACATTTTTAGACGAATACAACGTAAACGAGGAATTAACTAACGAACGTTTAGAAAACGTTTTAGATTTACCAGAAGTCAATTTTCCCGCAGCGGCCCGCGATATTTCGACAGGTACACAAACGTTAGGTGGCGCGTCTGCGTTTACTGTCGCGCAGGGGACTAACGCTTTATCGTATTGCAGTCAAATTAACGACGCTGAACAGGGGCGTTTATTTATGTCTAGGGACGGCGTTTTAACGTTTCAGTCGCGCATAGGTAACACGCTTAGCGCTTCAGTAGCTGACTTTCACGACGACGGCACAAACATTAAATACAATGCGTTAGGTATAACGTTTGAAGCTGACCAGGTAATAAACAGGGCTGTAGTACAAATTTTAGGTAGCAACAGCCCGCAAACAGCAGAGGACTTAGCAAGCCAAGCCAAATATTTTATACAAACTACAAGCATTACTAACAGCCTTTTACACAATGACACGGCAGCAGCTGACCTAGCCGACTATTTGTTAGAAGGCGAACCAGAAGCCCGCTATACGTCCGTTGGCACGTCGTTTAATATGTTGACTACAGCCCAAAAAGACACGCTAGCGACAGTCGACATAGGCCAAACAATAACCATAGAAAAGACTTTTAGCAGCGGGGTAGGCACTACCGAACTAGCGCAAGAATTAAGCGTAGAAGGTATTGAACACGTTTTAGACTTAAGTTCAGGCCACAAAGTTTTATATTTTACTGCGCCTACAACTATTGTTTACGAACTGATTTTAGACGACGCTATTTACGGGATACTAGACGCGTTAAACGTATTAGGATAGACTGCGAACTATGGCTACGCCTTATCCTTATGTTTCTGGGGCTGTATTAACTGCAGCGCAATTAAACGACGGGCAAAATTTGCCTATAAACGACGTAACAGCAAACTACGTTTTAGTTAACAATGACCGTTACAAGCGGGTCATTATGAACAATGCAGGTAGCACAACTATTACGGTTAATAATAGTGTTTTTGTAACGGGCGACGTTATCCAAATTTCTAACAAAGGCGCAGGGTCGACAGTAGTAACGGCTGGCGCTGGCGTAACTGTAAACACTTCAGGTAGTTTAACTTTGGCGCAATATGGGGGCGGCTATTTACTTGCTTTGTCGGCGTCTACTTTTACTTTTTTTAATTTAG